TTATACACCCATCTTTGCTTGAATAAAAGCAGTTGCATCGATCCTGCCTAATCCGTTCGCCCATAATTCAATAGCATTCCATTGATTGATAATTAAATATGGTTGTAGGTTAATTGAATTTTGATCTGAAGAATAACTTCCTGCTATTGTGCCATTTATTTTTACAGTAACAGTAGATGGGATTGAACTTTGATAAATTCCATATAATATTTCATGTGAATGCGATGGAATATTAATACTTACATTATGTGTATGACTAGGAATTTCTATATCATGAGTATGAGGGGAAATATAAATATCATGCCCATGAGCATTAACCAAGTGGCTGTGCACTCCATCATAATCTGTAACATTTGAGCCAACTGGATCATCCCAGTACTCATGCTGGTGTCCCTGATCTGTGTCAGTATAAAATAATTGTGAAAAATAACCAAAATCTTTCTCTGTAGTCGTTGTTTCATACCCCCCACCGCCAGATAAAGCTACAGTACTGACACTACCACCACTATTACTTGTTCTTGTCGATGAGTATGAACCACCACTGCTAGCACCAGTTTCATATGCTCTAAATGCTAACCTTTTAAATCTCAATAGTCCTTTATAAATACTAATGGTTTCATCAGGCACATATATATTCAAAATTAGCGGATGGCTATCATCAACATTGTCCGCCCGTCCCTCCTGCCAGGTCTGCAAAAGACCTTGATCATCCAACAGGGTAGTGGTGCCGTCAGCTGCTGTCACCCTTAAACCAAACCTTTTTGTGGCCCCATCCATCCACCAGCCGGCAATGAGTCTTTCCATCTCGTTCTGGTCAAACACGTGCAGGCCGCTGGCCATCAGCTTGGTAAAGCCGTCGTCGGTGGACAGGGCATATAGGGAATTGACAATAACGGTGTTGGCCATTATTCCGGCCCCGGTCATGGCGGTAACAAAGGTCTGTCCGCCGTCGGTGCTTATCCCTATGCCGCCGGGGGTAATCCTGACTCTTTTACCGGTGGGATTGCCGCTTCCGTCAATCTCTACGGCCTCGAAGGTGGAGTCGTTCCAGATCAGTTTGCCGTTGGAGCTGTTGATCTGGGTGGCAAAGGTGTTGATAAACCCTTTTAAAATGTTGCCTATCCCTTCATTGGGCTTAAGAGCGTCCTTTACAAATTCAGCCGCTTTCTTCGAATCCGCAATCATGTTGGCCAGATATTCCAGCGGGTCTCCTATTTCAAGGTCGCACTCCCAGGGCTGAAAGACATTGTACTTGTGCCGGATAAGCCGTACCCTGACATCAATACCGATATTTTCGTCAATCACATCCACCAGGTCACCCAGGGTGAAGTCCTCATGGGCGTACTCAGGAAGAGTGCGCAGGTCCACCAGGTTAACCTTGTAATTATAGCGGGGCCTTGACAGGCTGTTTAGAATCTCCGTGGCCTTTTCCTTCAGTTTCTGGGCGTCCTTAATATCCTGGTTTTTATATATTCCTTCCCGGATGTCGGAGGTGTGCTGGAAGTTATCAAGGTATATGACACCGCCGTTGACGCCGGAGATATTCAGGTCATCCGCCCCGAAGGGGTAGATCCGGGTAACGATATCATAGTCCACATTGCGGGTAATACTTTTAAGGTTTTTGGCGTACCTGATGTGGAAGCCGGTGTAGTTCTGCCAGTCCGACTCCGACCTTAAGTGGACCACCTTATTAAGGTTGTCCCAAACAAAATAGCCGCCCCACAGCTCCTGCACCTTGTTGATATTGGCCAGGAGGTGATCTTTTTCGGTCTCCAGGTCATAGGCCCCGGTTACATCCACCACACCCACGGACCACTCTGTTCCCTGGAGGAGGTAGGAAAGGGCCGACTGGGCGCTTCCCGCCGTGCATCCGGGAAAAGGGATGCCGTCGGCCAGAATTTTTACTGTTCCCCAGTCGGGGGTGGGGTCCGCCGGGTCGTTTGACACCGTTATATATTTTTTATTGAGCAGTACCCAGCTTTCCTGGGCTATGACCTTGCCCCAGACCTTTTGCCCTTCCCTGGATATTTCCACTGCGTCAGGCTTTATAATGACAAACTCCCTGCCCCCGGCGACTATCCGGTTGGCATCGGTTAGATTTGTCCATTTTTCGCTGGTCATGGGCAGGGCAAAGGAAAGAGTGCACTGGCCGTTTAGTTCCGCGTCTATCCAGCAGTCCTTGAGGCCGTCGGCCCCGGGTGACAGATAAGCCGCCGGAGCGCCGGCGGCTGTGCGTATTTCAATATATTCCGGTATGGTGAGCATAACAAACTCCTTTCAGAATTAAATCCACCGGTCCCGCCAGGTGAAAGTTGTGGTGCCCGAGGCGGCCGCCGTTACGGTGGTATCCCCGGGCTGCAGCCTGGGGAAGCCCCCGGAGTAATGGGCCAGGGCGTTGTACTCGTTAAACCTGGCTGTCAGGCTTTCCGTGTCTATCACCAGGACATCTGCCGAAGTCAAGGAACCAGTGTAGGACAGGGTGCTACCGCCCACCACAACCAGGGGATTTGTGACCGGCCCTCTTATGGTGATGGTGACAGGCGCTTCAACTGATCCTTCATTATTTAGTATACCGGTGCCGTTCTGGCTTTTTTCAGTGGTGGATACCCAGACGGGCTGGTATCCGAGGGGTATACTGATTTGATAGGCATTAATAAGGTCTTAAATTTCCGGCCGGCCTTCCAGCCAGACCTGCAAACTCCGGCCGGGATCGCTTTCCCAGGCAAGCAGGTCACCGTCTCTCAATATATCAAGCCTGGCCGCCAGGTCCTGCCGGAAGAGCCTCTTTTCATCTCTAGCAAGCCCTTCGGGGCTCACGCAGCGAAGCTCCATTTTGCCGGTTTCCAATTCTGATCCAAAGTCAACCCCGCCGTCAGCCCCGGTAATTTCCTCTGTCCACTCCCTGACCGGGGCCAGCAGTTCCATTTGGCTGTCCTGCAGGAGCTTTAAATCCAGCGGGTATACTGTGCCGTCGTTTTTAATAATCAACATCCCGACCACCTGCTTCTCCATCGGAAGACCGTTTGACTGTCCGCCGAGACACTTGTTTGTCCTGGCTGCAGTTTTGGGAATCCTCCGCTATAATTGCCCAGGGCGTTTTGCCCGTTCAAGGTAACCTTCATTTTTCCGGTATCAATCAGCAAAGTCTGCCCGGATGGAATAGTGCCCGTCCAGGTCAGCACTGAGTCCCCAACCGTAACCGAAGGGTTTGTGGCGGATCCTGCCAGCTCAATGATAAGGCTTGTGGCCACATTTCCCTCATTGGCGATGGTTCCGCTTCCGGTATGGACCTGCTCAAAGCTTCCGATAGCATAAGGGTTGCCGGCCTTAAATGGAATTGTAATTTCCATCCAGTTGGGCCACTGATCAAGGTCAATTCTGCCCGCATACTTAACATAGAATGTTTTCTCCAAATCTTCGGCAAAAACAAGAGGTTTTGGCCCATTCAGCGGATTCAGCCACCCGGCCAGTGCCCGTTTCAGTTTTTCCCTGGTGGACGGGTCGGTGCTGTTGGCCACCTTTAGCTCAAATACCCGGGGTTTGAAGGAACGGCCTAGATTAATTGAGCCCTGGCGACCGGGTATCTCTTCCCGGTATAGCTTACTGTCCGGCAGGAGGTCTTCCTTGCCGCGCAATACAATTACCCCCAGAGGGTGAAGAATATTTGAGGAGTCGACAAGGAAGAATGTTTTCGCCGTGGGAGGGGCATCATCTTGACCATGCCCTGTGTCGTGTATATTGTAGATTATGTTTAAAGGCAGAAGGAGATCGGTAAAAGCGCCCATATCGGCAACCTGAGTATCAGCCGCTAAAATCATGCTTTCGTTGCAGATTTCAGTTTCAATGAGCGTAATATATGCATTAATCCCTGTATTATCTGTTCCGGCGCCATTTTCATGTGTACTTAAAGCCCCGGTCAGGCCGGGATTTAAATCCAACCCCAGGGATTGGTCCGGAATAACAGTGCGGACATTTAAGGAAATAGGCATATCAATGCCGGAAATGCTGTCACCCAGCAGTGAATAAGTGTATAGCCCCGTGTTCTCCGACACATTCCCGGCTTCAATGAAAACTACACTTGCTGACGGCACGGGATCTGAATCCACTCCCAGTACCTGGTCGGATATAGTTGAGTTACCCCATTGGTGATGCCAAAGAGCTCTCTTTAGATTCTTTTTCAAAACGGATTGCCGGGGAAGCAGGGCTGGAACAAAAAACCCCGCCCGGTTAGGCGGGGAGGTTCTGGACCCGTATCAGCTTTTAGAAATCTTATAGGAAATAACGTCCAGGTTAAATATGTCGCTTATCTCTATGTTATGCTTGTTTCTCCGTTTGAGTATGGAAAATTTGTGCATTAAAAAGCTCTGGGTAACATCGAAGTAATCTGCCAGGTCAAAAAAGGAATTAATACCATCCGTCTGTATTGCATAAATCAGTTCCTTATCAGGTATCAGGTATTCCGTGGCCCAGCACATGGCCCTGTACTCGTCCTGACTTAGTCTTAGATCCTCCGCATAGCTTGGATGCAATACCAAAAAATTGGATTTGGCCGCCGTGAAATAGTGGCCTACTTCTTCGGCAAACACGCACCTGAAAAGCTGGCGCTTGCTTTCAAGAGACTTGTCCAGCAAAATTATGGGAAGGTCGTCAAGACAAAGGTACAGGCCGTCCAGCCCGGGGTCTGCGCTGTGTAAGTCGGAATACCTTACCTCAATACCTTCCTCTTCAGTTTTTTTCCACAGCCTTTTGATTTTTTTGTCCATAGGATACCTCGACTGCCTGTCGTTATCTAATTCACCTCAAAAACAGTTTGTGCAAGCTCCTCAGCCGTCAGTGTCATTTTTATTACCAGAGAGATTTTTATCTTTTCTTTCCTCCAAAATTTTAACAATTTCCTGCTTGATCAGCTCCCGTAAGACAGGGGACACCTGTTGCATTACCTGGCGTCCCTGGTGGCTTGCAACAATTACCGTTTTATCCAGTTTTTTGTCTATATCTGAATAGTATAAATTATCCTCCGCCGGTTTTCCAGTGGATATGACTAAATCAGTGAAATTACTGTCTGAAAAGGTGTTATTTGTGTTTAAAATGGGAAACCTGGATAACATTTCAATTATATTCACCCTCTCATCCCAGGAAAGATTTCTCTTTCCAATAGTGATATTAATGTCCTTATTTTCCAGAATGTCCATTAGATCAAATTCCTGCGGGTCAGCATTACCCAGCAGATAGTCCGCGGTAACTCCGTACAGCTCGGAAAGACGTTTGAGCAATGAGGTGTCAGGATCCCGTTCCCCCCGCTCATAATTGGACAGTGCGGTATTGGTTATACCCAGTGCCCTGGCTGCTTCTACCTGGGTAAGCCCCTTTTCCTGCCGTGATTTTTTTAACCGTTCTCCCAAACTCATCGATAATTACCTCATCTTAGTAAAAATTTTATAAGCATTATATCATATAATACACGGACAGTAAAATATACTACACAATATGCCAATATTTTTCCTTGACATTGACGCATTGTGGAATTTATAATTGAAATTACCTCCTACACATGGCGTGAATAAATGGTTGTCTTGTACACGCTATGTGTAAGGAATTCAATTTGAATGGGGTGGTTTTATCTGGAAAAGGTTTCTGAACAACTGATTATTGAGATTAAGAAAAAGTCAAAAGAGATTGACCACCTGATGTACGGTGAGGTTATCCTGAAGATTCAGGATGGCAGGGCCGTATGGGGGGAGATAAAAACTGTTTGGAAGGCTGACTCGAATAAACGGGAGGCCCGGGCGTAATGCCCGGGCTTTCACTTTTTTAAGGAGGAAATAAAATGGAAGACCTGGTCCGCCAGTATAAAAGCTCCTTGAACATGTTGAAGAAAAGCAGGGTAGCCAGTGTTTCCCGCGCAGGTATGATATCCGACACCGAATGGGTTATACGGTATATGGAAACCGGGCAGATACCCGGAGCCAAATGGACTGTTTCCAGATGGAGCCGGGAAAAAAGAGAAATACTGGTGGATCCTTTGAAAATGAGCCGGTATGTTGCCGGCAGAGATACTGTGAGCCCGGTCCCGGAACAGGTATTAATAATTCTGGACAGTCTCCTGGAATCCCTGACCGCCAGGGAAAGAGAGGCCTTTAAGCTGGTGAGGGGAGAGTATTATTCATTTTCCCAGGCCGGAATGTTAATGGGATGTACTAAAGGCACTATTCAGAACCTTGTGCACAGGGCTGAAAAAAAGATAGCCCTCGTCGTACGAAAGCAAACTATAAGTGAAGAGGTTTTGGGTGCCAGGCAAAAACATATGTTGTTACTTTGAAATATACATATTGTATGCCAATAACATAGGGTCATAAAGAATAATATAAATATATTGCATATTGGGGGTCTAATCTATGCGTTCTGCTATCAGACAAAAACTAAATGATGAAATACCGGAAATTGGGGGCAGGGTACTGGACCCTCAGCTGGCCGCCACCACCACGGTCAAGCCTTTTATGGTTTTGCGGCAGGGGGAGGAGGCTCTGGATAGGGTATGGACAGGCTTTAAGCGGTTCATCGAGGTTTGGCCCTACAATGAGCAGCAGTCCGATTATCAAAGCCTGGATGAATTGGCGGGCAAGGTGGTGGCTGCCCTGGACAGACAGCAAATGACCACTTCGGGAGGTGATAAGTTTACCTGCAGATATGCCGGCACCATTTCGGGAGGTGATACATGCAGATACGCCGGCACAGTTAACGGCGATTATGTTGATGCCCAGCTGCAGGCAATAACACGGGGGCTGCAGTTTTTTATACCGGCGGTTCAGCCTTTAACCCCGGCTGAAGCAACGGCCAACGACCCGTGGCTGGAGGCCCTGGCCCTCTGGACCGGGGAACTGCTGGGGGCGGGGTGGTCGGTCTACCGCAATATACTGCCAACGGGATATAATTGCCCTTCAGTGCTGTGGAGGATGGCCGGAGTCGAAGTCAGGGAGAAATCGGGCTCTCTGTTCGAGGTAAGAAAAAAAATGGCCGGCCACGTGCTGGGAAGCACCAACAATCAGGAGTTGGAGGGGGCGTTGGTATTGGCCCGGGAATTGGGCAAAGCGGTGAGGATAGCTATCGGCCAGGGGGAAGCAGGGTATTGCGCGGTGAGCGCCCCGGCGGCCGACTACATGCTGGACCCGTTTAGCGCCGGACAGCTGACTGTTGTATTGAGCGGTTTAACGGAAAAAACCGCTGCGGCTGGGCCGCTGATGGCGGCGGTTCATAACGCCGGACTAATAGAATGAGGTGATTTAATGGCTCCCAAAGGAGAGGCCGGAGACGGCCAAAAGTATGACATTGGGGAGCTTCAGGCCAAGGCCGGGGCTCTTTTTAATGTAAAGCCCGAGGTGGTGGCGGGGGCGCTGCACGGCTGCGGGGCCACCCAGCTGACCATTGGGCAGGTTAAAAAACTTATAGGTAAATTTTTAAAGAGGAGGGTGAATTAATTGGCAGGAGGATCTTGGAGTCCTACAGACAAACCGGTTTTACCGGGATTTTACCTTAATTTCGAGGCTGCGGCCCTGGCTTCTATTCAGCCGGGCTCCCGGGGAGTGGTGATTGCACCGGTGAAGGCTCACTGGGGCCCGGTGAGAGAGCTGGTGGAAATAACCAGCGAATCGGGCATTACCGAGAAATACACCGACGACGAAACCAACGGGGCAACCGCCCGGACCACACTGCGCATGGCCCTGCTGGGCGGGGCCAAAAAGATACTGGCCTACCGGCTGGCTGATGACAGCGCCGCCAGGGCCAGCAAAAACCTTAAAGACGGCGCGGGCACCGATGTGCTGTCTCTGGCCGCCAGGTATGAGGGCGCCAGGGGCAATAACTTTAAGGTGACTGTCCGGGACAACCCGGTGGACGCGGCCGGAAAGCAGGATATTGTACTGTTCGAGGGCACCGCTGAACTGCGGACTTTCACTTTTGACAAGGGCGTGGGCGTAGTAGACAATGCTGTTGCCGCCATAAACGATGATTCTTCCAATGTCTGGATTACCGCTGTAAAGCTGACCGCCGGAAACGGTACAGTTCAGAATGGTACCGATCAGATTTTTTCCGGGGGCAACTCGGGGACCGCTGCGGACGCAGAGGATTATACCAATGCCCTGGCTGTTTTCGAGGCCCGGGAGTTTAATATAATTACTCTGGACGGGAAGTATGACCCGGCCATTCAGACAACGGTTAAAGCCTGGGTTGAGCGGCTGCGGGGCGAGGGCAAGGGTATTATGGCGGTGCTGGGCGGGTCGGCCGCCGACGACACCGCCAGTGACGCGGTAAGCCGGGCTGTGGCCAGGAGTACAGGCTTTAATCACGAGGGGGTTGTTAACGTGGGCTCCGGTGTGGTGCTGGACGGGACCAGCTACTCCAGCGCCCAGGCGGCCCCATATGTGGCCGGCCTCATCGCCGGGCAGAAGCTCAGCGAGTCCACCACCTACGCCGCCACACCCTTTGACGATGTGACCAGACGCTGGACCAGGTCTGAGATGGAGCAGGCAGTCACCGGCGGGGTATTCCTCTTTTTCCATGACGGCCTGCTGGTAAAGGCACTGCGGGGTATGAACACCCTGGTCACCCTGCGCCAGGGCCAGAACAACTCCTGGAAGAAGATACGCACCATCCGGGTCATGGACTCCATAAACTCCGACCTGGTGCGGGCCGCCGAGGACAACTACATAGGCAAGGTGAACAATACCGAGGAGGGCAGGCTGGCGCTGATAGGGGCCTGCAAGCAGTACATGCAGACCCTGGCCGGCGGTGGAGTTATTGAGGGCGCAGGCTGGGATGTTTATCCCGATCCCTACTACTACGGCCAGGGGGCTGTTTACACTCCCGAGCCGGACCAGGTTTACCTTAAGTGGGAGGCCAGGCTGACGGATGTTATGGAACAAATATTCAGCACTTTTAAAGTGAAATAGGAGGTGGCTTGATTGTCTCTTGACGCGAGCAGGACTATACTGGGCAGTTACGGCCAGGTATTCATAGACGGTGAGTGGCAGACCAACTTCAACAGGCTGGAGGCCAATGTGGAAATGGATAAAAAAGAGCTGCTGCTCTCCGGCGACAGCTGGAAGAGGTTTAAAAAGGGCCCCCTTAAGGGCTCCGGAACAATGGGTGGCTTTAAGGTAACCAGCTCCATGCTGCAGAGGGGCTTTGGCAAATTTGAGATCATATCCAAGCTGGCCGACCCCGAATCCCAGGGCTTTGAAAGAATAAGGATCAAAAATGTGCTGGTGGACGGGCTGCAGCTGGCCAACTGGAAGGCCGGGGAGATGGTGGAGGAAGAGGTTAAATTCACCTTTGAGGAATTCGAGCTCCTGGACCCCATCGTGGCTTAATTTAGGAGGATAAAAAATGGATTTTGAAAAGATGTCCGAGGAGCAGGTAATACAGAGGCTTTTGGAGGTGGAAAACCTCCCGGAAAAGACGGTTACCCTGCCCCGCCTGGGTATTCCGGTGACCTTGAGGGGCCTTACCGGGAAGCAGGTGTTTGGCATCCGGGAGCGCTGCACCGAGCGCAAGGAGCGCCGGGGGCAGGTTACCGAAAGACTGGATGAGGAAGAATTCAACGTGGCCCTGGTGGAGTCGGCTACGGTGTCGCCAAACTGGGGTGACCCCAAGCTGAAGGCCAAATTCCAGGCCTCGGGGCCCGAAGAGGTGATCAAGAGGCTTTTGCTGGCCGGGGAGCTTTCGGCCCTGGGCGATGCCGTGCTGGATTTGAGCGGCTTTAATATATCCCTGGATGACTTAAAAAACTGATTCAGTCCGGCGGCCTGCCGGGGGTGCTGCACTCAATATGGGTGCGGCACCACCTGCGCCCCGGAGAATTTTGGAGGCTGCCCAGGGGTGAGCAGCTTTTTCTTATGGCCAGCCTGGAGCTGGAAATGGAAGCGGAAATAAAGGCAAGAAGGGAGGGGGAGAGGGTATGAGTGAGTACGGCCTGGATGTCAAAGTTGCCGTCAGCGGTGACGGGGAGGCAAAAGAAAGGTTAAAGGCTCTGGAGAGATTTATGGAAAGCGCCAGGTCCCGGGCGGCTGCCCTGAACCGGCTGAAGATAAGCCCTGCCATAGCCATTGACGACCGGATTTCCTCCCCTCTCAGGTCGGTAAGATCAGACCTGAAACGGGCAGGCGGCATGTACGAGAAAGTGTTCAGGAATGCCGGAACGGGCATTACAGAGTCGCTAAAGCCGGTATTTGACAGTATAACAGACTGGTTTGACTTTTGCCGGTCAAAGGTGGACTGGTGGAAGAGCAGCCTCATACAGGCCGGCAGGGAAGCGGCGGAGAGGGTGCTAAGCGAGTTCCAGAGGGCTTATGCGAAAATAAGGAAGATGTTTCTGGATAAACTGAATTTTGAGTTGGATGTCGCAGGGAAGCTTCTGGTTGAGCATAGAGTAATAGCTTTCATCAATAATTTAGGTGCGGGTGGACAAAGCAGTAATCAAAATACCGAGGAAAAAGAAAAGACTGTATGGGGAAATTTTAAAGAAAAAGCAAAAAAGTTTCCCGCTGACTATGCCTTTAAAAAACTAGAACAGGCTTTGGATAAACTTTTTCCCGGGGAGAAGGGTGAGGACAAATCCAAAAGCGACTGCTCCTGTGTCTGCACCTGCATATGTAACTGCAAGGGCGGTGGGTCAGGAGGAAGCATGGGTGAAAGGACCAGTGGCAGGAGTAAAGGCAGAGGTAAACAGAGAGGCGGGTCCAGGAGAAGCACGGATGAAAGGACCCGGGGCAGAAGTGAAGGCAGGAATAGATCTGGTGGTGGGTCAAGGGAAAGGCAAGACAGGATGCCTTCAGGCACAATGGAAAACAGGAAAAATAGAAGTGGCGCAGGCCTGGATACTTGGATAGGGGGTAAACCCTTAACAGAGATAGGTTCCGGAATAATCGATTTCGGTAAAAAGATGGTGAATGGGGCACCGGATGGGGCGGCCGACTTATTAAAAAGCGTGTCAAAAGGTGCAAAAGGTATTCCTTTCGTAGGTGAAGTGCTGGATGTGATCGATATAGCCACCTCCGATGACAAAGTAAAAGCAACCGCGCAGGCAGCAGGAGGAACGGGCGGGGCAATGGCGGGCGCGGCGTTGGGAGCGGCCGTTGGCTCAGTGGTCCCTATAGTAGGTACAGTTTTTGGCGGGATACTTGGTGGGATTGCCGGCAGCTTTGGAGGTGATTGGCTCGCAGGCAAGGCGGTGGATAAAGTAAGGTCCGGGGCCGCTGAAGTGTCAGCCAACCCATATGGCGCCAATGGCATGTCTACTCCGGCGGCCCCTCCTTCGTTTCCGGCTGAAAGTGCACAGAACGAAGAGAATGCAGGAAACCTGGGTGGAGTTACCCAAAACCTGACAATTAATGTAACCGTCGATAGCGATATGGACAGGGTGGAACTGGCCCAGTTTGTGGCTGAAAGAATTGCGGCAGAGGTGCGCAAGATTACGCAGAATACAACCCCTGCGTACTGTGCCTGTGGCACATAAAGGAGGTATGGTGCTTTGGATATTACATTTGAAGGCCAAGGCAGTCCAAAGCTGCAGCTTCCCGTAAATCCCGGAGAAATTACAATCCGCCGGGAAAAGCAGTTTGAGACAGTAAATATAATGAATATAGGCGAAATTGACTTCGCCCAGGGAGAGAAGGTAAAGGAGATAACCTTCTCTTCATTTTTTCCAAAGGAGTACGATCCTTCTTACTGCCGCTTCCCGGATATCCCGGACCCCCAGGAGGCCATGAACAGGCTGACGGCCTGGGCCATCAGCAAAAAGCCGGTGCGGCTGATGATCACCGAAACCATTATAAATGCCCTGGTGCTCGTTTCGGCCCATACCACCAGCTTTAAGGGGGGTCACCCGGGGGATGTGTATTTCGACCTGACCTGCCGGACCTGGAGGGAAATAAAGGTCAGGACGGCGGCGGAAGCGGCGACGGCCGGATCATCATCCGCAGGCGGCGCCCAGAGGCCCCAGCAGGACACCATGTCGGTTGAATTGACTTATACCGTCAAGCCAGGCGACACCCTCTGGGCCATAGCAAAACGTCAATACGGCGACGGCAGCAGGTACAGCGACATATTCAACGCCAACAGGGATGTGATCGGGCCGTCCCCGCACATGATCAAGCCGGGACAGAGGCTGGTGATGCCCCGGTGATTACACCCGGAGGCAACAGGTACGAGGTGGTGCTGGCGGATAAGCACTACCTGCGGGAATTGGTGGAGAGTATTACCCTGGAGGACTCCCTGGATGAAATAGCCCTGCGGGCCACCATACGCCTGGCGGCCACCGATGACTTCCAGAGTATCGGTATCTCCCCGGGCCAGGAAATAAGGGTATCGGGCATACCCTTCGGGGGAACCGGTATGGTTTACCTGCTGCACCCCGGGGTGGTGTGGGACTGCAGCAGCTCCTCCAGAATTCAAAAGCATATAAATGTCACTATATACGACAGAACCATTTTTATATCTAGAAGCGAGGATGAGTACCTTTTCCCCGCCGGGCAGACCGCCTCCCAGAGGCTGAAAAAATACGCAGCCGACTGGGGTATAAAACTTTTATCGGTCCCGGACACCGGGGTGCCCCTGGCCAAGGAGGTATACAGGGCGCGGTCCATTTATTCCATGATCCAGGAGGATTTGAGACATACGGTGTCCGGTGGGGGAGACATGTACCGGCCCAGGATGACACCGGACGGGCTGGAGCTGTACAAGCTGGGGAGCAACCAGGAGGTCTGGGCGCTGGAAACAGATCAGAACGTGGAGGAGATTACTCAGCACAGGACGCTGGACGGGGCGGTGACCCGGGTAAAAGTGCTGGGCAATGCCTCCGGGGAGGGCCGCAGCCCGGTGCTGGCGGTGGAAACCGGAGAAACAGGCAAATACGGCACACTGCAGAGGGTGCTGTCAGACAGCAGCATAACCGATGCCGGAACAGCCAGGAAAAAAGCCAGGGAAATGCTGGCCGGTGAGGATGAAACAGTGAGCATCACCTGCCTGGATATAAACACCGTCCGGGCGGGGGACAGGCTGGTGCTTAACGGCAATGAGTGGCTGGTAACCTCAGTGCGTCACGAGCTGGGCCTGCCCGGGCGAATGTTCCTGGAGCTGGCCCCGGAAGAGGTTGTAAGGAGGCGGTATTATGGCTGATCCCTATAAAGGACTGGCTTCAATTTTGGACGCCCGCATATCGGGAATTGCCTCCACGGCCATTGCGGGACTGTCCTGCGAGCTGGGCACTTTCACCGGGTCGGGGCTGGTCCTGGATAGTTTTAAACATGAGATACAGGATTACCTGGTGGCCGACTGGCTGGTTAAAGTACACTTTACGCTGCCCTTTAAGCTTTTAGGAAAGGCTACCAGCCCAGTGGACGATCAGGGTAATAATTTGCCGGGGGCTTCCACCAGCCAGCTGACAAGGTACGATTTTAATCCCGGCCAGGTGGAGGCTGTGCGGCTGGAATTAAAGTCCGGCCTCAGGGCCGGTGACCGGGTGCTGGCCGTGCCGGTAAACGGAGGCCGGGAGGCCGTAATAATCTGCAAGGTGGTGAGCTGATATGCCCAGCCTTTTTCCTACCCAGACAGTGGACCCCCGGCCCGAAACGTCTGAAATAAAGGCCGGTCCGGTAAAATTCGGCAAGAGCTGGCGCTTTGACTTTGACAGGGGGGATTTTGTGATGACTCCCACCGGCAGGGTAGCGGAAGCAGCCTATACCGACGCCTGGGCAGAGTGGTGTAAGAAAGCGCTGCTTACCGAGCGGTACAGATATCTGGTATACAGCCGCAACCACGGGCAGGAGTTTGAGGGGCTGATCACCAGGGGGCTGACCAGGGCCGGAAATGAGCTGGAAATAAAGCGCATTGCCACCCAGTGCCTGATGGTGGACCCCAGGACCAGAAGCGTGGGCAATTTCACCTTCCGGTGGGAATATGACGCCTGCATTTTTAGCTGCGAGGTGGCCAGTATTCATAATGAAGAGGTAAAAATAAACGGGAGCGTGGTGATCTGATATGTCACTGCCGGAATACCTGATCGAGCAGAAGGAAGAAGCAATCAGGCAGAGAATGCTGGACAGCCTGCCCCCGGGCCTTGATAAGGCCGAGGGCTCCTATATCTGGGATGCCCTCTCCCCGGCGGCCATAGAGCTTACCCAGGCCGCCCTGTGGGCTCAAGAGGTGCTGCAGAGGGGCTTTGCCTCCACCACCTTCGGGGAATACCTGGACCTCAGGTGCGGGGAGCACGGGCTGACCAGGCGGGGGGCTGTAAAGGCAGCCGGGCAGGTTACTTTTACGGTGTCAGGGAATACGTATATTCCCGCCGGCACCCTGGTGGCCACCCCTGCCGACCCTGTAGCCGGTGAGGAGTCCAGGGTATTTGCCACGGCTGCCGGTATTACTATAGAAGAGGAAGGTAACTATGACCTAAATATTGTTGCCGTAGAGGCAGGGGCCGGCGGCAATGTGATCACGGGAGCCATCAGCATTCTGGTTAACCCTGTGCCCGGGGTGACTTCTGTTACCAATACAGCCGCCACCACCGGGGGCACAGACACCGAAAGCGACGCCTCGCTGCTGGCCCGGTATTACGCCAGGGTGCAGACACCGGGGACCTCCGGCAATAAGGCCGACTATATCAACTGGGCACTGGAGGTGCCCGGGGTGGGGGCCGTCCAGGTGATTCCCCTCTGGAACGGGGCGGGGACGGTAAAGGTGGTTCTTCTGGGGACGGACAAGCAGCCTGCCGACTCTGTAACAGTAACAAATGTGCAGAACTACATAGCCCCGGCGGACGGAGCCGGAGAGGGAAAGGCCCCCATTGGGGCCGACGTGACGGTTGTTTACGCCACCAAGGTAGATATCAACGTGACCGCTTCAATGGTGCTGACCGGGACGAAAACAATGGCCGAGGTAACTGCGGCCTTTGAAAAGTCTTTGATTGAATATCTCAGCAGCATTGCATTTACTAATGATCCTACGGTGAGTTATATCCGAATTGGCTCACTCCTTATTGATACCGATGGAGTCAAGGATTGCCCCAATTATACGATAAACGGAGAAAAGGTGAATATAACCATCAACACCGGTGAGGTTGGTGTAAAAGGGGCGGTGGCCCTGTCATGATCAGCATTCCGCTAACCTCTGATAGTGGCCGGGCCATGCTGTCCTACCTGCCCCGCTATTATGAGACAAGCCGGGTCATGGGGTCAATCCTCCAGGCCCAGGGAACGGAGATGGACAAATTCCACCAGGCCCTGGATGAGACACTGGACCAGTTTTATGTCAACACCGCCACCTGGGGCCTGGATACCTGGGAGAAGGAGCTGGGTTTGTCCAGCTATGCCGGAAAGCCCGACGACCAGCGCCGCAGCCGGATAATTTCGAGACTTCGGGGCGTGGGGACAACGACAGTGAGTCTCATCAAAAACGTGGCCGAAAGCTATGTGTACAGCGCGGTGGAGGTTACGGTCAGTCCGGCCCAATACGGCTTTACCGTCAAATTTGTCGATACCCGGGGCGTTCCGCCCAACCTGGAGGACCTTCAGGCTGCCGTTGAGGAGATTAAACCGGCCCATTTGACGGTGATGTATCAATTCACTTATACCACCTGGGGAGAGGTAAGGAACACAACCTGGGCAATGGTGAAGACGGGTACTTGGGGAGAATTGAAAACCAGGCAGTTTATATAGGAGGTGTTAGGCTATGCCTGAATACACAACAAACTATAACCTTATTAAGCCTTTGGACAATGAAACAGCCGATATTGCGGATATCAATCAGAATATGGATATAATAGACGGCCAGATGCTTCAGAATGCCAATGCAGTTGCTGCGCATTTGGCCGAGACTATGCCACACCAATTTACCGATGGGGCAACAACATACCGCTGGGGCCTTGCTGTCATTGACGGGGTTGTAAATTTTGTTTATGAGGAGGTGGTATAATGCCACAATTACCAATAGCTGACAAAACTACTCTGGATTTGGTTAACACAAAAGTAGGTGCCACCGGAGATGCTGCGAATGCTTTAGGGTCTATCTTCGCAAGGTTGGCCGAAATACTTACCAATAGGCTGACGGCGGCACGGGCAGCTTTTCTGGATGTGGCTGTATCCTCCAGGGCACCCGCCAGCACAGCCCTGTCAACGGCTACGTGGACTGCGGCCAGGGCGACCAACCTTGATAAGTTAGATATCCCCGTTAGTTTGGCGTCTAACTGGGGGTCAATAGAGTCTGATACAATACAACTAAGTGCTGACGGAGAATGTTATACAACTAACACTTCTTACGTCAAAGCAAAGGAATTCCGCATTAAATATGGCGGCAGGATAAGGGTTAAATTTGAAACAAAATCTTCAGTCACTAACATCACTACTTATATTGAAGTACGTAGAAATGGAACAGCAGTAAATAATAATAATACTGGTTTAACTAATTATACTCAATTTTCTATCGATTTAGATGTAACCCCGGGCGACTGCATACAAGTCTATCAGCGTATAAGTGGTGTTGCAACATCTTATCTTAGAAATGTCCGTATTTGTTACGACATAACTCAAGAGTCAATACCTACAGTTCTTCAAAACTCTGCCGGTGCAATTTAAGGGAGGTTAATAAATGCCAAAAAAAATCTGGAGGGATAATAGAATTATCATTGAGTTTGACGAAAATGAAAAAAACAAAATGGAAAACACTAAAAACAAAAGAAATGGAAGTGAGAAAATAACCAATGAGGATATATATGAACTGTTAGAGATTATTCTTAAAATATTAAGCGATTAAAAAGTTATTGAAAGGGAACCAATAAGTCATGTACTGAGGGAGGAAGTTTAAATGTTTAAGGATGTTTTTATTGAGCGGTGGGACTTCCAGCCTAGGGACACCGAAAAACGTAACCCTGGAAATGATATACCAGGCGCAAATTGATATCTTGGAAAATCAGGCCCGGCAGGAAAATATGTTTCGGGAACTCCTGTCCAAGATGCGTTAAAAAGGTCAAATGCGCAATAAACGCTGAGTTAAGCGGTTGTTTTATTCTTACGATAGAGGTGCTTTTTATAGCTGGATACCTGTATAGAAATGTGGTGATTAATAAATGACCGGTTTACCGGACTATCTTACTGAACAAACTGAAGAGGCCATCAGGCAAAGGATGATGGACAGGCTGCCCTCCGACCTTGACAGGTCGGAGGGCTCTTATATTTGGGACTCTATAGCCCCGGTGGCCATTGAGCTGACCCAGGCTGCTTTGTGGGTGCGGGAGGCCTTGCGGAGGGGGTTTGCCTCCACTACTTTTGGGGAGTATCTGAACCTGCGGTGCGAGGAGCACGGCATTTTCAGGCGGGCTGCCCAAAAGGCCACCGGGACAGCCGGGAAGGGCAACCAGCTGACCATTACGGGAACAGAGGGCACAGTGATCGCTGCCGGGTTCAGGGTGGCCACACCGGCGGACCCGGTGACCGGCACCCCCTCGGTGGAGTTTGTGACCACGGCCCAGTGTGTCATCGGACCTACCGGCAGCGGGTATGCCGACATAGAGGCGGTGGAGGCTGGGGCGGGGGGCAATGTCCCGGCCGGGCCGGTTTTTGTGGTGGTAACGCCTCTGCCGGGAGTAAATGCTGTAATAAACAATGCCCCCTTAAGCGGGGGAGCTGATCAGGAAGACGATGCCGGGCTGCTGGCAAGGTTTTTACAGAAGGTAAGGAATCCCAGCGCAGGTGGTAACAGGGCTGATTATATAAACTGGGCCGGAGAGATGGCCGGGGTGGGCGGGGTGTCGGTGGCGCCGGTGAAGTATGGCAACGGCACCGTCAGTGTGGCCATAATTGACACCCAGGGCCTACCTGCCGGGCAGGATCTGGTGGACCTGGTGCAGGACTATATAGCTCCCCCCTGGCAGCATGTCCTGGAGGCCGAAGATATGACTGTGAGTGGGAGCGGTACATCCATCGACGACAGCCAGCCTGACGGCAGCGGCACATCGGTAAAAATGGTTGCCGGAACAGGAGTTGTCCATCCGGATATGCACATGCTGCTGGACAGGCCGGGTATATGGCAGGCCAGGCCCAGGGTTAAGGTGAGCGACAATACCGGTATAAATGAACTGCTTAAGGTGGAGGTGTGGAACAATACCACCGGGTCCGTGGCAAGTATAGCATCAGATCCGGGAGCAGATGGCGCGTCAACAGTTTACCGGGGTAGCGACTTAGGCCTTGCCTTCGGGTATGTATCCCGGCAATTCTACTGGAACGGCAGCGACAGCCTGGAACTTCGGATAACCCGGTTGCAGAGTGATACAGACACCGATGTATGGGTTGACCAGATAAGGTACCTGTCAACCTTTAGCAAAGACACAGGAGAGAGCAGGTCTCCGGTGGGGGTGGCGGTGTTTGTGGAGCCGGCGGAGCCGGTAGAAATTAACGTTGCGGCCAGCCTAACATTTATGTCCGGGTATGACCCGGCGGCAGTAAAGGCCTCGGCTGAGGTGGCCATAGAGGAGTACCTTAAAGGCCTGGCCTTCCGGGGAGTAAACGATCCCCTTAAAGGTACCGAAAACGATGTGAGGTATGCCCGGATAGCCAACGCCATACTGGACACCGAAGGGGTGGAGGACTACCAGAACCTCCTGGTTAACGAGGGGACGGCCAATATCGCCATAGGCTCTCAGGCGGTGGCTGTAAAGGGGACGGTGACTTTTTAGATGGACTATCCGGTAAACAGCACAGCCGGTAAGAGGATAATGGGCTATGTCCCCGGGTATTACGAGACCAGCCGGATATTCAGGGCACTTTCCCAGGCCAGGGGAGAGGAATTAGATGAACTGACCGGGGCGCTGGACCAGACCCTGGACCAGTTCTTCGCCAGGACAGCCACCTGGGGTCTGGACGATTGGGAGAAAGAGCTGAATCTGCAGCCTGAGCCCGCCTTAAGCGACCAGGAGCGCCGGGACCGGATTGTGGCCAAGCTCAGGGGCTACGGCACCTGCACCATAAGCCTGGTGAAACATGTGGCCGGGGCCTACGAAAAGGGGGCTGTGGAGGTTATTCAGGACCACAGCCTTTATAAATTGATTATAAAATTTGTGGACACAGCAGGCATACCGCCAAACCTTGACAACCTCAGGGCGGCGGTGAGGGAGGTTGTCCCGGCCCATTTGGGGTTGGAATTCGACTACAACTACCTTATCTGGTCGGAGCTTGACGGGGCGGAGATCACCTGGAACGACATGGACGACCTGCAGATGACCTGGGAGGAATTTGAGATCTGGAACGCCGGGGGATTTGTGCGGTCATCAGTAACCTGCACATTCTGTGAACCATAGAGGAGGGGTAAAAATTGCCGTATACGTTTCCTGTAGATAGCAATAACAAAGCGGGCGCAGTAAAAGAGATAAGCGCCGGTAGTGAATTTACCGTGCCAACCCAGGACACTGGTTACGAAGCCATGAACGGGGAGACAAAAACCCTGGTGGCCGCCACAGATACGACATTCAACACAGGCGGCACAAAACAGGAGGGATTTACCGTCTGGAACTTCGGCCCAGGAGATGCCTGGGTTAAAGTAGATGGGGCCTCAAGCATAGAGGGCGCGGGTTGCATACCCGTAAAAGAAGGGGTCTGCCAGCCCTTGCCGGTGAGGGGAACCGTAGTACACGCCATTTCCAGCGGAACCCCGAAAATAACAGTCCTGGGGGTGGCTTAATGACGATATCAGCGCCGGGAACTTTTTCAAGTAAGGATATAGCTGACCTTAAAGCACTTTTAGGGGCACTAAATGACTCCGCAAACGCTACAGGTACAGCCCTTGCCAGGTTAGCGGAGCTTTTAGCCAGGCTGACGACTACAAGGGCGGGGAAGTTGGACTTAGTAGGGTCTGCATATCCAGTTGCAGGGGGCCAGGGTACGCTTATGGAGTTTGGAAAGCTAAACTATGAGACACTTAATACCAGACTTACAGCGACTAGGGCCGGGTATTTAGACCAAATACCCGCATTGAAAGCCCTGCCGGGTGGCACTAGCCAATATGGCGGGGCAAACTATACAGCTCCTGACGTCAATACATTATTAAGCGTAACCGGGAGTGGTTTCCTGATGTTTATCTCCTGTTCTAGTAATGGTGGTAATGGAGCATATACTATAGACGGCGGGTCTACTAGGGTTTTCGTTTTATCTCTAGGTATAGCTTTTATAGGAGCGAGATTTGAAACAAGCTGCGTCGTAAAAATGTCCGCCAACAACGGCAATATAGCAAGGGTTGTATTAGACTAGCAAGGAGGTTAGAGCATGTTAGAACTTGTTGACCTTGAGATTTTAACAGTCGAAGAAGTAAAGACTTTAAAGCAAAACGCTATAGTTAAAAGGCATTATTGCATGCTGCGGAAAATCACTGTATCAGCTCCGAGAACTAGCATAACAGCAGGCGAACAGCTTACCATTGCCTTCCAATGGCAGCGTTTTAGCCTGGCACATGAAGCCTACGAAAACGACCCCGCAGCCGATCCTATAACCTTCAAAATTAACGACCAGGCCCCTGATACAATGGAGCCAGTAGACGGAATGGACACCCTGACCTTTACAATCGCCGAACCGGGAATCTATACCATAAAGACCCTTAATCCTGGCGTGGATAACGCTGCCCTGGAGGTGGTTGTGAGTGCCTAAGAGCATAAACATACCAGCCGACCCTCATCGCGTCGCTTTGGATGAGATTAAGGTCCGCCAGAGGACCAGGAAGGAATCCGGGATACCGAAAACCGTTACCCTGGAAATTTTGTATCAGGCCCAAATGGACATTTTGGAGAATCAGGCCAGGATTGAAAATCGGCAGCTAGAAATATTGAAGCTGTTAATGGAGGGACGTTAAATGCCTGAGATTACACCACGACTAGGGTTAAAAAAACCGTTGAGTAATGAAGCGGTTACAAGGGCTGCATACAATGAAAACCTGGATATCATCGATCAGAACGCCGTAAAGTCTTCTGACCATACTGCGCATTTGGCCGAAGGTATGCCGGAAGGGGTTCACGGTATAGCGACGACCGCCAACCTTACCCTTTATGTAGACGCGGCTCTGGGTAATGATGCAAACGACGGTCTGACCGCCGGGACCGCCCTGGCAACTATCCAGGCAGCGGTTAATAAGGTCCCGAAATACCTTGTCCATGCTGTGACCGTAAGTGTAGCCGCAGGAACGTACCCGGAAACCGTAAGAATAGAAGGTTTCGTGGGTAGCGGGACATTTACGCTGCAGGGAGGGGCCACGACTGCTGATGCCGTTAACTATCTTGTCAATAAAGTAGAAGTTTTTACTTGTGCTTGTAAGGTGGTCGTACAAGGGTTTAAAGGAACCGATAATACCGTACAGTACGGAGAATTTAGAGCAAATGACAGTCTTGTCGTTTTCTTTAATTACTGCCGGGCGGAAACAACGTCTAACATTGGTGTATATGTGTCTAACACCATATGTAATTTAGTGGGCTGCGTAGTTTCAAATCACACGGCGTACGGTCTAAGCGCGTATAAGTCTTTTGTAAGTTGCGACGCGGAAACTTACGGCAATAACAATAGTACAGGCGTCAGGGCTTCGATGGGCGCGGTAGTGGACCAGTCTGGAGGTAACACTTATTTTAAAGTTATACGCGGCATAACAAATGTTTGGGAATCCGGTGGTATTGTACTTCCGGGGGTAACCATAAACACTACAAACCTTTATGTTCGCCCGGATGGTAGCGACGATAATGACGGAAGTGCTAATGATGCGGCACACGCTTTAAAAACTATCCAGGAAGCTATTAACCGAATTCCGCGTATTGTTAACCATACAGTTACGGTTAACGTCGTAGCTGGAACCTTTAACGAAGACGTTTACATCCAGGGCTTTACCGGAAAAGGTTTGCTGCAAGTAATAGGGGCTTCTGTACTTTCTGACAGTTACGTCGTTAACAAGGTCCACGTAATACAATGCGAAGTATATGTAATAGTCAGGGGTTTAAAAGGTACAGTAACCACGGATAAAGCCTTCTGCGCTAACGGCTGCGTTTACGTTCTTTTTGATTATTGTAAAAACGATGCAGCAGCTTCCTATCCTGGGTTTGACGTACTATGGAACAGCGTTGTCCGAATTGAAAACAGCCTTGTGTCTAATAGATTGTATGGTATCCGGGCGCTTGGTAGCCGTGTATTCAGTAACGCTAACAGCGGCACCGGCAACACTACAGCATTAAGGGCGGAAAATGTGGCAAAAATTGGTAAGAGTGGCACCCAGCCAGCCGGAACGACAGCCGAATCGACCGGCACCGGCGGCCAGATTGTAGCTTAACGAAAGGCGGGATAAAATGACCGGGATTGTTTACCAGTTAGCAGACAACCAAATATTACTTATAGTCCCCGACGTCCTGGAAGTCACGGAAACCGGTATCTTCGGCAAAAGCCGCGCAGCCGTCGGGATTGATACCGCAAAGGCCGGGATAAAAGTTATTAGTCCCTTCGCCGTGAACATTTACCAGGAAGACGAAGTCCGGGAAGTCCCCAGCGTTGAAGAAGTCGACGGGGAACCGACCCCGGAAATGAAACCGGTTGTCACAGGCCAGCGGGAAGTAATTAAGGTTATTCTGGCCGAAGGCGGCCCGGAAATCGGAGAAGGTTACACGATAGACCCGGCGACGTTAACGGATACCAGAACGCAGCTGCCAAAGACAAAGGACCAGGAAATTGCAGACCTGCAAGCCAGACTACAGCAGGCGGAAACCGATAATCTTAACACGATGTTGGCACTGGCTGAAGTATACGAAATGATTGTAGGAGGGGCTTAAAGTGGCATACGTCTACTACAAATTGGTAAAAGCCGGGCTAGAAACAATTGACGGGGTACCGGCCAACCTTCAGGCAGAGGTACAGGCCCTGCTGGATGATCACAATGCTTAGGCTTTTATTATGGCTAATAGGAGGAGGTGAAATCATGGTAACTGTATACGTAACCCTTATTATCAGAGGCTATAAAACATTTGCCCAGGTTCCCGACCTAATGAAGGATGCTGTAAAGGCAGAACTGGAGGTTCTGGAACTGGGATACCTCGCGGCATAATAAAGGTCAAATGTGCAACAACTAATTAAGTACAGTTTACCCCGGAGGTGATATTCTTTGCCGCCCGAAGAGGTGATGACAGCATTGATAAATGCCATGCAGGAAGACATAAAGGAGCTTAAGGACCAGATTAGGGACATGCGGAAGGAAAACAGCGAGAATATACGGCGGCTGCACCTGCGGTTTGATGACCTGGCCCAGAGGGACCCGGTTTCACGAAGGGATTGTGAGCAGTGCCGGAGGGAGTGCCAGAAGGGGTATCCGGCCTGGGTGACGGTGCTCTTTTCGGTCAGTGTGGGGCTGGCTGTTTTTGTGCTGACGAAGGGGGTACCCGGCTGATGAAAATTGTTATAGACCAGGGCCACGGGGGCAGTGATCCGGGGGCAGTGGGCAATGGCCTTACAGAGGCGGTACTGACCGGCCAGCTGGGGCTTATTGTAGTGGAAAAGCTTTCCGGCTATAATGCAGAGGTGATCCTTGCTCCCCGGGGGACACTTTCAGAGAGGGCGGCCTTCGCCAACAGTGCGGGGGCTGATTTATTTGTAAGCATACATGTTAATGCAGGGGGAGGGACCGGGTACGAGTCTCATATACATCCCGGGGCCTCTGAAAAAACACTGTCCATTGCCAGGTCAATGCATAGCATACTGGCTGTTTATTATAGAGAGAAAGGCTTTGCCGACCGGGGACTGAAGAGGTCCAATTTTGGGGTGCTGAGGGAAACCCGGATGCCTGCGGTGCTGCTGGAAAACCTGTTTATCGACAGCCCGGTGGATGCGGCTTTCCTCCGGGGCGGCCTGCCGGGGATAGGCAACGAAATAGCCTGGTCTATAGCCCGGGCCATGGGGTTGGACTTAAGCCCGCAGGATCTTATAAAAGAAGAGGCCTGTGGCACGGGTCTTACGGAAATACTGTGCGACCTCCAGAAAATTGAGGCCGATGTCAGCCGGCTCCGCCGGGTGATCAATGAATTGCTGTCTAAAGAATAG